AACAAGACAGATCAAAACTTCCACCAGCCCCGTTTTAAGGATTCATCATGAGACAACACTACAAGACAGACAACAAAGCAGATCGCGCTGAAGCTGCTCTAGGCTTCGTGCTTGCCATCTGCATCGCCGTATCAATCGCTTGGTTTTTGGTGCAATGGTGGTCGTCATGATGCGTAACTATTACCTGCTTCCGGCAGACTATTGCCGTGATGCATTGGCTAAACACATGATTGCCCGTGATGATGCTATGAAGGCCAAAAAAGCACTGATGGACAAATATGGCTGTATTGCCCTTGTTCGCAGGGGGGCGCACATTGATGGGTTGGCATACTTGTCGCAAATTCAAATGCACGGCTTTACAGTGCCCCGCTATGAATTAGCTTATTGGGTTGTTAAGCCCAAAAAAAACACAATCCGGGGCAAACAGGCAATTGCCGAATTTGCCGAATGTGGCGAACTGCTAGAAATCTGGCAATGGTCGCTTGAAAAATGCTTGGGTGTTTATGGCTGTGTTTTAGATCGACAAGGATTCCACTATCTTGTCGCCACTCCACTACAAGATGGCTCAGTCATTCTTTGCGCTCCAGCAGGCAAAAATTTACCGAGAGGCCCAAACGTAAGCCGCAACTTTGATGATCCGATCATCCCTGATTGCGCTGAATTGCTTTCTGATGAAGTTGTTAAACAAAAACTTTTATTGATGAAATACACCAAAGAATGAAAACACGGATGCTTTCTCATGTTCGCGCACTGTGGAACAGCCCCCATGTTCCACCGGAAATTAATCGCGCCAACCAGCGTAAATGGATTCGCTCAGTCCGATTGCTGGGCGACAAGTGGCTAATCATTAAACACGTTGAAAGATTAAAAGATGCAAATCAATCCTGAACACATCATCGCCAGCATTGAGAAGTCTGCTGGCATCCACTACCGTGACGCAGATACTGCTGATCGTTTGGCATGGCAGGTAGGCGCACTCACAGCAAAGATTCGTGAATTGTCAGCTTTGCTTCAATACACCGTTGACCAATTGGAAGAACTTAAAAAGGAAGCAAAATGATCGGCACCAAGATAGCAACAGCTTTTGTCCAGGCTCAGAAAGCCTTTGGCCCTGCGCTTAAGTCCAGCACTAACCCGCATTTCCGCAGCAAATACGCCGATCTTTCAGCCTGCGTAGAAGCTGTGATTGATGCGCTCAATCAGCACGGGATTGCAATGATGCAGCAAACCAGTGAATGCGCCGATGGCGTGATTGTGGAAACCGTCCTGATCCATGAATCGGGCGAAAGCATCAGCAGCGGTAAGCTCCATGTGCCAGCCACCAAGCAAGATGCCCAGGGCTATGGCTCAGCATTGACGTATGCCAGGCGTTATAGCCTCATGGCCGCTTGCGGCATCGCTCCTGAGGACGACGACGGCAATGCTGCCACACGCCCCGCCAAGGCCCATATAAGCCCTTCTACGATGGCTGCACATATGGCAGACATTGCCGACAGCGCAAATAGTGAAGAACTAAACAAGGCTTACGCCTTAGCCTACGCTGCTTGTGAAGGTGATGCGTCCTGGCAGGCAAAAGTGATTGCCGCTAAAAAGGCTCGGATTGAAAAAGCTAAAGCTGAAAAGGTGCAAGCAAATGGACAATGATCCAAATATTGAGCTTCTTTATCTTGTGAATAGCGTAGATTTAGAAGCATTGCAAGATGCTCAATTTACGCTTCAAGCAATTAAAGAAAGTGATCCAGGCACTTACGACGAAATAATCAATCAATCATTGATGTTGATTGAAAAGGCTTTGGGCATTAGCTGCATGGATGCTATTGAAACAATTTCAGAACAATTAAAGGTCAAAAATGGATGAACAGCGCACAGACGAATGGTTTGCTGCTCGATTGGGCAAGGTCACAGCAAGCCGTGTAGCCGATCTGATGGCGACAACTAAGTCAGGTTATGCCGCCAGCCGTGAAAACCTGATGGCGCAATTAATCGTTGAACGGCTTACCGGCCAAAAGCAGGAAAGCTACAGCAATGCATCAATGCAATGGGGAACGGAACAAGAACCGTTTGCCAGGGCCGCTTATGAAATTGCTACGGGCCAAATGGTAGAGGAGTGCGGCTTTATCCCGCATCCGACTATTGACGGTGCTGGCGCTTCTCCTGATGGCTTGGTGGGCGATGAAGGCTTGGTAGAGATTAAATGCCCCAACACTGCCGGGATGATTGACGCCTTGCTAAATCAAACAGTCCCAGGGAAATACAACATACAAATGCAAATGCAGATGGCTTGTACTGGTCGGCAATGGTGCGACTATGTAGTTTTTGATCCCCGTATGCCAGCTAAGGCGCAGCTTTTCATGAAAAAGGTTCGCCGTGATCCAGAGTTCATTCAAAAAATGGAATCTGAGATTATCAAGTTCCTTGCTGAATTGAATGGCAAGGTTAATCAACTTAAAGAAATCTTCCAATGAAAAAGCAATATGACATTAAATATGCCGCCAGAGAATATCAAACCTCTGATGGTTCCCGTAAAACCTATTGGTCGCAACATGGCTCAATGTGGATTGACGATAACGGATCAGTAACAATTAAATTAGATAGCATTCCTGTCGGTGAAAAATGGACAGGATACATGAAGGCTTTTCCAAGTAAACCCCGCGAACAGCAGCAAAAAACCCATTATGAAGGTTTGCCTGTTGATGATTTAGACACACCTTTTTGAAAGGATCAATCATGAAACGATTTTTTGCAGCATTGGGAATTGCGCTGATTTGCACCGGCGCATGGGCGCAATGCACTACACACACAATCTTTAGCAATCGCCGAACGATTATGTGTACAACTTGCTGCACTTACGGTAATTGCACCACCAATTGTTTTTAATCAACGGGCCGAACGCCTAGCAAGTAGGCCCATTTTTAACAAGACAGGATAAAACCAATGTTTGGCACAGCACCGCAAAAACTAGTTAGGCGATATGACCCCGCAACTTCTCATGAAGCAGCTACTTCTATTGATTTAACCAAACTTGAATCAATGGTTTATGACGCTATCAAGAGTTATGGGGCTGCTGGCTGTATCAGCGACGATATTAGAGCGATGTATCCGCACCTGCCCTATTCATCAGTCACAGCCAGATATAAAGCTTTGCTTGAAAAAGGCTTTATAGAAATTATTGGTTCCAAACCTTGCAAATCTGGCCGAAGTCAAAGGGTAATGAGGGCGCTAACAAATGATTAAATGGATTTCTTCGTTGGCATCAGCGATGCTTTTTATCATAGTGCTGGGCGCTGTTGCTAGGCTTTTGTGGGCATTGTTGCAGCTTGGATGGCTTGGCTTTGGCTTGTTTTAAGCCATGCTAATGCATTCAGCCTCAGTTTCATCTAGCCGCCGCATCCAGCCTTTACCAAATGTGGCAAAGGTGTTTAAGCTTTTGTAGTGGGCTTCGCGCAGATCGCAAAATTTCTTGATGATTTCTTTGGGGTCTTGCGATGCCACTGCTTTTAGTGTTCCTGGACCGATTTGACCATCCACCACAGCGGCTACCGCTTGTTGAAGGAATCGAGCAGCCCGAACAGGACCAGCATTAACGGCGCAATCAACAACGCACAGATCCACGCCAGCAGGAAGATCGTCACAGCGCACAGCGTCCCAATAACGTTTTTTATACAGCGGAGCAACCATAGCAGGCGTAAGCGCCCGCATATCGGTTTCTGTAGCGGGTTTGCCAGTCCATTCTTCCCAAACACGCTTAGTTACCCCTAGATTAGTCATACCGCCAGGGTCGCGACTGTCATTTACGTATCCGCCTTCCCACTTGAGGATATGATTAAACGCCTCATCCCAATTTTCTTTCATTTCATTTCCTTGACGATAGCATCCGTTTTATCTTTGCTGCTTTTACTTGAGCCGTAAAAAAAGCTAATGATCGTCGCTACTGCTGTGCCAAGCAAAAAGCCCAAAATAATATTGGCAAAATCCCTGCCGCCATCAGGCATAGGCAAAAACGTAACGCAGAAAAAATACAGGGTAGATCCTACCGACCAATACCAAGCAAACCAATAAATAAAATGCTTGCTAAACAGATCATCTTGTTGCAGCGCAGCAATTTGCATTTGCCTTGCGCTATCCCTGTCGGCTGCTTCAGCTTTGAATTGGGCTAGGTCAATTTCAGCCAGTTTTTGCGCTGCCTCTGGATCGCCAGCAATGGCCTGTGCAACAGCGTTAACTTCGTTTTCTACGCCCAGTTTGTCGGCAATAGCTTTAACTGCTATCCCGCCCAACGGCCCAGCAACGGCTGTAGCAAGGCCAGGCGCCACAGATTTGAGCAGATTAACCAAGTCCATATCAAACCTGCCTTTGCATTGCTTCAAACACAAAGAAGAATGTAAGACCCACCACAAGCAACCCACCGGCAATGGCAATCGTTGCCAAAATCAAGTCGTCAATTTCGGCTTGTTTGCGTTTTTGCTCTGCCTTGCGCTTGCCTTCAGCACGGGCTGCGTCAGCTTCCATTTGTTTGGCGCGAGCCGTAATCCGCATCCAAACGTCCATTTTGTTGGATTGAAAGAACAGCATTTTTACCTGTTCTTCAAATTCCCTAGCTTGCTCCAGCGCCATTTCTAGCTCTAGCGCTTTGCCTAGCGCGGAGCCTTTAAAACCCCCTTGGCGGCTTTTTTCTACTACTTCTATAGCCTGGGCCTTGGCATCAAAATATTTACCCAAAACAGGCCCAAGAGATTGCACATCTTGAACCGTCGCAACCGCTTTTTTTACAAGATTAACAGCCGACGAAACAGCTGCTAGTGCGGTTATTGGGTCAATCATGATTTAACCCTTAAAAGTCGCCCAAATTACGCCAGCCATTGAAATCAACATAATACCGGCGGTTTTAAGCATGATGCCTTCAATGCGCTTTAGCCTGGCATTAATGGCTTCATAGCGCACCGCGCAAATAGCTTCATGGCTGTTCAATCTTGCTTCTATCGGGTCCATCTTCCATCATCCAAGCTAGGTTAGCCAAAAGGCGGGAGTCTTGAGGCGCAAATTTTAGGGCTTCTAGACAATGTTGATAACCCCTTTCTTTCAAGCCTAAATGATAAGAGGCAATAGATGCCAAATCATGCGGCTTTTCAGTCCATACAGATGGGTCCATCGTATAGACCAAGGTTTTGTCTTTAATCTGTAATGCCGATTCAGCAGCCGCAAGGCATTCATTCCACATTGATAGCCGGTAACACAGCATTGCAAGCTCTACCCAAGGCTCTCGGGTATTGGGCGCCTCGGCAACGGCTCTGCGATGCCATTTAAGCGCTTCTATGGTGTTTCCTAGCTCGCTGTAACTTTTGCCCAATAGCCGCATAGCGTAACAACGCTCGTTTTCCCAGGTGGCTTCTGGCATTGCAAGATATTTGTGCAGGGCAGCAATTGCCTCATCCCACCTAGCATAAAACGTTAGTTCCCGAGCATGGTAAAACGCATTTCTGGGGCAGTGCGGGTCTTCTTTTACCGCCAATTCAAGCAAGAACATATATTGCCCACGCGATTTGGTCGGGTCTGGGTGATGGCTGACTAGCAGCTTATCGGTGTGGGCATAGATTTCGGTAATCCTACCATCAGGTCTGGGATATTCATGGACAGGATGGTGCCAATGGTAGCCATGCCGATGGTGAATTTTTTCGTAGAAAAAGCTAATACCGCAGCCCCAATCAAACTTATACCGTAGCCTAGTTGTGTCGGCTTGCCATACTTGCTCGATTTCTTCTCGCCAGCCAGGTTCTAATACTTCATCAAGGTCTAGCGATATACAAACGTCAAAGTCGCCGGGGATCAATGCCAAGGCCGTATCCCGCGCTTTGTCAAATCGCCAAGGCTTTATGCAAATATCAACAACTTTAGCCCCACACTCTATGGCTTTTTCAACAGTTTTATCTGTTGATCCTGTATCTGCAATTAGGATTAGATCGGCGTCTTTTGCTGAATCACAAAATCGCTGTATAAATTGTTCTTCATTTTTGCTAATTGCATAGACAGCTATTTTCATGTTTTATCTTATGAGAAAAATACAAAGAAGTTGCCTGCATAGGCGGTGGAAGGGGCTGATATTTGGCCGTTGATGTAACTAACTGACAAATATTCCATCGTTCCATCATTGGATAAAAAGTTCAGCCCGGTGTTGTTTCCTGCGTCCGTTGACAAAACACCCATGTTCCACGCAGTTGGCTTGATAAGAATAGCTTGCGTTGTGTTGGTTGAGCCAAGCTGCAACAACGTGCCCAAAACGCCGCTGATCGTGAAACTGGCGAACTGGTTAGTTGTGCCTCCAGTAAACTGGATGCGCCCTATTGCGGTGTTGGTAAGTGCTGTAAACTTGTTGGAACCTGAAACAGTCAGCGTACCCGTGCCGCCTTGGTTTAATGTTGGGTATGTCTGGATGCCGTTGCCAGCAAAGGTCTTGGCTGACGCAGATGTGAGGCTAATCGTTCCTGTGCCGGTGACTGTAAGGTTTGATCCGCTGATATTCCAACCGCCTGTACCGGAAAGCGTCCAGGTTCCAGAGCCAATTGCAAGCGTTCTTGTGACAGCACCTTGACTTGCAGCGCCACCAGATGCGCCTGAAATAGTAACGCTGTATCCATTTGCATCAAAGGTTCCTGACACATGGTTAAATGCACTGGACGAACTTAGACTTATGTTAAGCGCATCTTGCAAAGTGACAGACCCGCTAGGACTGTCAGTTGTTATACGCTGCGTAAAAGTCTTACCAGCACTTGTAATTGTCTGACTGCCACGCCCTGCAAAGGTCAGCGTACCTGTACCCGTTATCGTAGTGCCTGTACCGTTGATCCAGTTGCCGTAGATTGTTGGTGTGGTCGATCCCGTTGCCAGCGTCATCGTGTTGCTGGTACGGGCACTCATATCAATAGTGCCAATGTTGTAAGAAAAATCCAGATTTTTTGTTACGCCTGAAGCACCGCTGTTTGTGTCAAAAATTGCTGTATCTTGCGCTAACGGGAAATAAATGTTGTTGCCAGTGCCGCCAGATGTATTTGACCAGTTTGCTGAAGATGACCAGTTTGCGCCTGTGCCAACTCTATAAACCGTCTTGGCCGCATCAAACGTAATCCCGCTATTGCCCTTGCAGTCTCCCAGGCGAGTGCCAGACACAGGAGCAGCAGCACCAGCAATAGTGATGTCACGGAAGTCGATGTCGGTCAGGGAGGCAACGGCAGCGCAGGTCAGTGTTCTGGTTGTGCCGATGGTGTCTGATCGCACAAACGTCCTCATCGTGGCGTTGGTTCCTGCGGTGAGCGTCAGGGTGCCGTTGATAGTTTGACGGGAATCAAATGTAACTTGGGTAACACCTACGGCAGATCGTGCGGAAACAGTAAAGTTATTAAATGTATTGCTGCTAGTTATTATTACGTTAGTAACTGATGTTCCAGTAAATGACACATTATAAAAAGTTACCCCAGTTCCACTTGCTGCCCCCCCAATAATAGATGGCGTACCAGAATTGGCAGAACAAACAATACTGGAAGTTCCGGCATTAAAATTTAAATTAGTATTTATTACAAAATTAATTGCGCTATTTCCAGCACTGTTCCCAGAAGACAGGGTAACTGTACTACTGCCCAGATTGATTGTCCTGGCGTTGCTGTTGGTAGAAGCTAGCTGTGTAGCAGTGACGTTGAAATTGTTGGTGGTGAAGGTTCCAGCGGTTAAGGTAATAGCGCCAGAACAGGTCAACGTGCCGCCAAGACTCAATGTCGCAGCAGCAGCATTAATTGTGACCGAAATAACAGAAGCGTCATAGTTTGTGGTGACTGTTGGCGAACCGGAGTTGCCATCAATTGTCACATCATCAGCAGCGCCGGGAACAGATGCCCCGCCAGCACCACCAGAGGTAGCAGACCAGTTGGTGGTATTGGTTGTACTCCAAGTGCCAGAGCCACCAACCCAAAATCTTGCAGCCATTTTTACTCCTGCGGAGTTTCAACAGGAGGCGTAGATACGATAGCAATCCAGTTATCGCGGCGCTGCTCCTTCATTGCTTGGATTTCAGCGTCGGTCAGCACATGGTCATCAGG